CACCATTTCATTATGGCAGAGCTTTAGTATCATACAATCCATTAAGCGGATTTGACCAAGTCACAATTGAACGTGGTCTTGGTACTACTTTAGATGCCGATTTGGTTGGAGCTTCTCAGAAGCCCCATATTTTTCTTAATCCAACTTTGAATGCTGGTGGAGTTTTAGAAATTCCTTATTTTTATAAAGAGAATTACATTCCATTAACAAAAGCGGGTATTACGGATGGTTTAGGAGAAATTGTATTTCGATCCTTTGGAAATTTGAGACATACTGACGTAGGTAACCCAGTAACCATAAATGTATATTTGTGGGCTACTGATGTTACATTAACAATGCCAACTTCCCAGGATCTTCCTGCTTTGCCTTCTCAGTCTGGAACCATGAATTCAGGCGATGAGTATGGTCAAGGAATTATCTCCAAACCTGCTTCTGCTGTTGCAAAAGCAGCAGGGATGTTAAAAAGCATACCACTTATTCGACCTTATGCACGCGCTACAGAAATAGTAGCTACCGGTGTAGGTGATGTGGCACGATTATTTGGTTATAGCAGACCAGCTGTAATCACAGATCCAGTAATTATGAAGCCAGTACCATTAGGTAATGTCGCTAATATAGATGCTGCTGATCCTGTAAACAAATTATCATTGGATTCCAAGAATGAAGTTACTGTTGACCCTAGGGTTACAGGGCTTGAAGGCAAGGATGAGATGGCAGTGCTAGACTACGTTAAGAGAGAGTCTTATTTGACTACTTTCAATTGGACTAGTGATGCCGCACCTGGTGATATGTTGTTTAATTGTCGTGTAGCTCCCGATCTTTTTAGATCTGTGACTTACACTACACCAACGGCTAGGAGGGAGTTACATATGACTCCTGCATGTCATATGGCACAATTATTTAAATATTGGCAAGGTTCAATTAAATTTAGATTTCAAGTCGTTAAATCAGCTTACCATAAGGGACGTATGTTGGTGAGATATGATCCTCGTAGTTTAGGTGCTACTGTGGACTATAATACTAACTATTCTCGTGTTATCGATATAGCTGAGGCAGAGGATTTTGAGATTACCATTGGTTGGGGACAACACCAACCTTGGTTAGAGTGTGAGGAACTTGACACCTCTGTTAATTTCTCACCCACTACTAGATTGAATGAATTATTTATGCGAGCAGCCAATGGAGTTATTGAATTAGATGTTATCAACGAGCTGGTTTCTCCAAGTGCTAGTTCTGATATTTCCATTAATGTTTATGTATCTATGTGTGACGATGCTAAATTTGCCCAACCAGATGGTCAAAAAATTAAGAATCTCACATATTTTAGACATCCAGATGCAGTTGTTCCAGGAGGTGATCCTCCATTGAACTCACAAAGTGGAATAGTAGAACAAGATGGGGTTGATGAACCTCTCGCAGCAACTCAATTGGAAACAATCGCGAGTGAATCTGCACCAGCGGATCAAACGATGAATGTTTTCTTTGGAGAAAATGTTACGAGTATTAGAGAATTAGCTAAAAGATATGTTCTCACTAGGTATTGGAGTGTTGTTTTTGAATCTTCAGGTGGTATAAATATTGCCAGATTGCAGAATAAAGTTTTTCCTTACCAACATGGATATGATCCTGGTGGTATTGATAATGAAACTCACGGTGTTTATACACATAGCTCTATGAATCCTATTAGTTATTTCCAAGCATGTTATGCTGGATATAGGGGATCCGTGAGACATAAGTACTTATATCATTCGTCTGGCAATATGGGATTACCAGTTGTTGAGAGAGAAAATTATTCGCCTAATACTGCTGGTGTGTGGTCTGTCACACCTATAACACTTACAGGCAACAATGCAGCGGCCCTTACGGCAAATTTTACCAATACTTCTTGGCAAGGAGCTGCAGGAACCGGAACAATGATTAATAACGGTGTAGAGGTTGAATTTCCTTTCTATAATAAGGGAAGGATTGGATACTCTAGGCTAATCAAAGCTCAGGATTTGGATTGTCCATCAACCAGTGTATGGTTTACTACTGGATTGGATGATTTCGTCAAATCTAGTACTTTGGAAAAGATTGCATTTCAGCAATGGACTGCAGCTGGTGAAGATTTTTCATTGTACTTCTTTACCGGGGTACCGATTATGTATCAGTATCGGGAAGTATAAATAAACCCTGACGGGGACGTCATTAAACATCTTCAGACTTTCTGTCACGTTGGACGGAAGGAATCACTTGGGTGACTCAGGTGTGCGCTGAATCTTCGGATAGTCAGTGTCGGGCTTAGCCCTCTTTATAGTTTTGACTGAACTTGAAAAGGGCTCTGCCCATTCAAGATGTAGGTCACAACTTTAAGAGTCAGTTGAGCCTGGAAGAAAGTTATCGTCACTTAGTGTGTTTTTATCGAAAGATTTCACACTACGCGGGGATAGCTTAACGAGCAAAAGTAAAACTTTGTTCCAGGTCATCTCTGC